CGACACTGAGGTTACGCCGATGCAGGTGGGTCTCTGCATGGATGCTGTTAAAACGGCTAGGCTTTGCGCCACGCCTGAGCATTGGGATAGTCTGGTTGATAAGGCAGGATATGCGGCGGCTACAGCAGAGTGCTTGAGGCCAATAGGAACTGATGATAGTAGTTGATCATTCAAAAAGTTTCATGTAACTTTTGTTTTTCTCCATAGAGACTAGGGGGCGGATCATTAGAACCGCCCCTTTTTTTGTGCGTGGGATGCAAACAGAGGGAGATTAGGTGACAGGCTCTGAGTGCTTGCGGCAGTCCCACACCGCCGTTCAACACCCTGTCACCTGTTCATGTTAGTCACAGCTTTCATTACGCTCTACATGGGCGTAATGACAACCATCTTCATTTATAGAAACCCTGCGAACTCTGGTATCGTATCCCAGAGGTGGGTAGCTTATTTTGTAGTTTTCAATTTCTCTGTCTAACGACCTTTCATCATTGGCGGTTAAAACAACGCTAATTGTTCTCATCCCATCTCTCCTTTTTCATCATTTTAATAGTCCCGACAATAAATATAAAAGTGCCAGAATACAGAACAGCCATGCCAGTCAGAATATTTTTGCTGGGATCTTCAATAACCCCGATGCCAGCCAGCATTGAAAGCAGTCCAACGATAGATACAAAAGCCCATTTAATCATTTTCATTTTCCTCATTATCTCGCTCAATGCGCGAGGTCATTGCATTTAAGATTAGGTGCGTTGCCTGTTGTGGGTCTGGAGCGCAGTCATATGATAATTCTACAACAAAGCGCGACATAACATTTGCCACATGAAAAGGGGTTGCACCCTGATTTGAAAACTCCTCTGTCACATCTAACAGACGATTATACATATCTTCATATCTCATAAGTCGTCTCCTTCGATCTCATAATCTAGGTATCCGCAAGCGGCATCAACACCCAACAAAAACATCTCTTGATCTTCCCCTGTATCAAAAGCATACGTCTCTGTTTTGTCCTGACACGTTCCCCAGATAATTGTGATAACGTGGTTTGCATTGTCAATCTGATCTTGTGTTTGACCGATGCAGTTAACGATTGGCTTTCTAATAGATGACAGATATTTTCGTAATGCTTCACTCATTTTTTACTCCTCGCTTGTTGAAGTCTTGTGGTTTCGATAGCGTGACAATTTGCACATATCACGACACATTTCCTGATCTCAGAAAAAAGATTTTTGAGAGATGTTGAACGCGCATCTGATACGTTTTTTGACTTGTCACCCAGATGATGAAACTGCAATGCAATGCCATTCTCATCATAGCCGCAGTGACTACAGCCCTGAGCCTCTTTATAGAGGTTGAGCCAGTGCGTCCTGCGGCGGCGGTTCATCCATTGTTTAGCGCGAGATTTACCCTTGCGCCGCCAGAATGATGAAGGTGTAGTCCACTCCTCACCATTTTTAGCCAAGCGGTGATAGCCCCAGAATATGCGACCATCACCCCTGACCTCACCATGAACAGGCATCAGACTGCCTCAAGTTCTTTTAGAACGTGAGCCTTGACCCTGCGATCAAACAAAGCCTTACAGTCACCCAACGTGCGGTGAAAGGCGTGGACGTTGTTTGTGGCATCCAATGGATTGGTGTATGAGGCATCATAAACAGGCTTCTCAGCAGATGCCTGACCATAAACCAACAGCCATCCATTATCTGCAAACGCCTGTTTGTTTTTGATACCAAATGTTTTGACCTCATAAACTGTGGTCATGTCATCATTGATGTGATCAAACTTTTTGATCCTCGCAGAATATACAAACCGCAGACCGCTTGATGACCTGATGATTGCTATACCGCGATCATTAACGACCTTATTCCAAGAGCATGAGATTGTGACAAAAATCTTTTTCCAGTAATCCTTGCCCTCATTCTCAAATCCCAAATCGAACTCAGGATTTTTTCTTATATAAACTTCGCAGGTTGATCGCTGGAACGCCACACTAAGCACACGACTAGCCATGTGCGATCCCTTTGTGCCATGATCAACAACTGGTTGATATTCTTTACGCCTCTGTTGATCACGCCTGATTGACCTCATAGCATCAGTCAACTCATCAATGTACTTATAAATTGCGATAGACGCACTGCGATTTATAGCTTCGATTTTATTGTCAAAATCTTTAGCCACATCATCCATACGATACCGAAGACCATCGGACGCCGCTTCGATGAAAGAGTGGGGGATGCCCCACTCCACTTGCGCTTTGCGTATTTGCTCTGCCGCGAATGATAGGAACTTGTGTTGATCGCGAGTAATGTTACCCATTTTTAATCTCCCATTTTGAGGATAGCGACCTCGCCCCAAGGGGCGCGGTCACTACCGATGTCAGTTGAAACCCAAAGCACTGGAAAGTCAGGTGCGTTGGGGAAGTCAGATATTTCTAAGTCAGTAAGCCCGACAAAATTATCGCAAGGCAACTGATGCTCTTCGATGTAGTCAAACACTGGTGTGACTAGCGTACCGCCACGACCATTGATCTCAATCTTATCAATGATCTCGCCCTGCTCGTAACGATGAACAGTGCGAACCTTAGTGTCACAAGTGATCACTGTGACAGAGCGAGGCTTCTGATCTTCAGTGATAGCATTCATCTCGCCAAGAAAGTGAGACAATTCATCACCTGATACAGAGCCGGATGTGTCAACATAGACGATCACATCACCAGCCCCCAGCTTATCGACACTGGGCAAGTAGATGCCCTGATTGAACCACGCATTCTTTTGTGGTCTACGCCATGTATAATCGTCAGGCTGATCACCGCCGATAAAGCGGTTGAGGACATCGCGCCAGTCGATCTGGCAACGCCGCATGACCTGCACAAGCTGGTCAATTTTGGCTGGTAGTTTGCCCTGAGCCTTAGCCGCATCAGCCGCCATCATAACCTTGATATCCATCTCAGCTTCGATCTGCTTGGCCTCGGCCTCGCTCAGTGGCTGACCATCTTCTGCCGTGGTCTGCATGACCGCACCCCAGTCAGGTGTCATATCATCGTCAGGCATATCATCGTTGGGCATATGCGAATAGATGCGCTCTGCGGCCCAGTCCTTGTACTGATGCCATTCTGGCTTGCTGGTATGAAACAGGCCATCAGGCGGCAACTGAAAGCCATCGTCAATCAGGATGTCGTTGATGGCAATGTCAGTGCATATGTTCCATTTCTTGTGATCACGATCACCGGCACGCAGGCAGTGCTTGAAAGCAACGTGCAACACCTCATGTGCAATCACGCCCATGATCACATCTTGATTAAAGCTATCGACAAAGGCGGCATTCCAGAGGATCGACTTGCCATCAGTTGCCATTGTCGGAACCGCATCGGTCTCGACAAAGTTGAGACCCATAGCAATCGACCCAAAGAATGGGTGCTTAAGAACCAACTGTGTTTTTGCTCTCGCAATTTTTAGATTAGCATCCATGATGCATCTCCCATGTTGAAAAAGTTAGATAGAACTTTTTGAGGGGCGGCATGACCGCCCCCCAAGATGTTAGAGGATAAGCTGTTTGCCATCTGACAAGATCCACTGGCGTACAGCCTCAGACTGCTTGAGTGTCTGATCTCTGTTCACGGCATCCTTCACTGTGAAGGCCGCGAACTCCTGAGCATCAAGACGCTTGAGATATTTGATGATGTTGCCAGCATTCGACTTGTTCATCTTGTGTGACAAGCCAGCCGCCAAAGCATACAGCACCATAGCATCACTGGGTATCTCAGCACTGTCAGGGTTGCTGATGATCTTGTCGAGATCAGGCATGTTAGCTTTCAGCTTGCGATAGCCCATGAAGTCAGCACAAGCGGCACGGCCTACCTGACCGCTGATTGCCTCAGCCTCACACACTGCGTCAAGCCCCCAGCCCAGAATGGTTGCCACCCGATCCCATGAACGTGGCGAGGGTGATGCGTTGGCATCCCTGTCGAACTTGTGCAGGAACTCAGGCCGCGCTCTGAGGAAGCCAGTCACATCCTCATGCACCTTGTGAGCCATGAAGTAGGCAATAGTGTCTTCGAGATCAGCCTCGATCTCCAAGAACATCAGGCGATCCTTCAAGTGGCTTGGCATAGTGTTTGTGCCAGCCCGATCACTGGTGCGATTGCCAGCCGCCACGATGGCGCAGTTATCAGGTAATTTGAACTCGCCAATGCGCCGCTCATTGATGATCTGAGCCGCCACGTTCTGATTTGATACAGGGGCTTGCGGCAACTCGTCCAAGAACAAGACAACCACCTCGCATTTTTCTGACATCTCCCACAGTTTGCGGAGCCAATGAGGCATGATCCGATCTGCCTTGCCATCAACCAAGGCAATGATGCCAGCCAATTCAGCCGCATCAAACTGTGCCAATGACAGGATGTACAGCATCCACTCATTTTCTTCGACAATTTGCTGTACGTTGCTGGTCTTACCAAGTCCTGCGCCACCGATCAGGTAGGCGATAACACGCAATGCGTCACGCCCTGCACTCAGGTTGGTTTGGCTTAACAGTGATTGATAAACGATATTTTTTGCTTGTGATAATTTCATCACGCAGTCTCCATTAAAGTTGAAATGTAGCGAGACGCTACGAACCCAGCAGGGCTGGGGTTTCGGGTGTGTCTCACGCACCGCTCATCAGGTAGCTTCAACGTCATCTATGCCCTCGCAAAACTCAAATGTTTTGGTCTCAGGGTCAAACTTGGATAATTCCAAAACACGCATAGCTATTTTTATGCGCTTTATTTCATCGTTTGAAATATCCAGACAGTTTATGGCCTCATCTACGATCCATCGTATATGTGATCTGGCTGTTTCACTGTCCATTACTTGTGTTGGTCTCATTACAATCTCCCAATAGGTTGAAAATTTTTAATGTCTCTCATGGTCTTGGTCTGAATATTCGCAGGGTAAATCCCTGCCCTTGGAACCCAGCACCACGATATCGTGGTCTAGGTCAATGTCGCCGTACATCCGGCGATCATGGTAAAGGTGAATGAAATCGGGCTTACCATATACCCTCACTGCCGCAATATATTCTGCGTCAGTTCTGAACCCAACAAAATGAATAGCCATACAATCTCCCAAAAAAAGAGGGGGCAAAGCCCCCTAGATTAGAATTGGTCAACGACATCGTTGACAGTCTCATTTTCTTTTTCGACTGCCGCCTGAGCCGCCTTTGCGGCCTCAGAGGCGTGGTAGTTATTGCGAGCCGCTTGCAGTGCGTTCAACTCATCAAAGAAAACAGCCAACTGCTCATCGTCTAGGCCGTCTTTGAACTTGTCACCCTGCACGACATTGCCGTTGTCATCTTTTTTGGATGACCATTTACCCATGACCTTTTCGGCAAGGATAAGAGCGGCAGACTTTTCGGCCTCACCTGATACAGCCTTTGCCAGCTTTGCTTCAGAGGTGATGCCCTGATCTGCGAATACAGCCAGAACAGCAGTTGGTGTGGTGTTATCACCGAAACCAAACTGACGTTTAGCACCGACTGAATTTTCGATGTATTTCTTAGCGACTGCATCCTTACAGCCGCCGTCAGTGGTCAGATCGTGACGCACAGTCTTTGAGATAGTGCGCGGCAGATTGCCCTTGGTCAGGGTCACGCCTGAGATTGCGCTGATCAACTCAGCGTAGGTTGCCAGCTTGGTTGCGTTCACTTGCTCAGTGACCTGCTTTGCGTCACCCTTTAGGCCAGCGAGTGTGACCTCATTAGAGGCAACAGTTGAAACAGTATTTGCGGATAGTGAAAAAGTTTGTGTAGCCATGATGGCAGTCTCCATTAAAAGTTTGAAAATGTAGCAGGACGCTACGACACTTTGTCAGTAGGCCAGACCGGATTGTCTGACCTAGTGTTTCGCTGGTGTCCTACGCCAGCATCGTCAGGTAGCTTTTCATTTCTTTAGAGCGGCGGTCAAAAAACTTGCCGCCCCGAAATATGCTCGGCTCATCATCCCAGTGGCCTTCGCGGTAGTCGATCTGGGCGCGGTTGTCGATATCATCAACAAACACCCTCATTACATCCACCCTGACCATTGTCGATGGCTTGACTTTGCCGCCCAGCAATTCTTCCAGAAAAGCGCAATATGCCTCGCGCAATTCTGCTGGTTCAACTGTATCAGAGCATTCAATGAAATTTGAAATCTCATTGTGGTTGTACTGAGATGACATATTAAATTTGAATTTGAACGGTATTTTTTGCATTACGCAGTCTCCCTTGCTGTACGCGCTATGGCCTGAGCATCTTTGAAATCTGAGGTGCGATAAACAACCTCATATGCTGGGCTATCGAACACGATGTCACCATGATCAGCCCAGATGGTAACGTCACCAGCCTTTGCAGATACCGAAAGGCCAGTGAATTTAACAACTATCCATTGTTTCATTATGCAGTCTCCCTTTTTGCGCTTGGGTGGCAGGACTTGCCATCAGATAACCGAATGACCAAAAACTGGTCATTGCATTCATCGGCACTCATTCCGAAATCCTGTTTCAGTGAGCCGATAAAGTTTAGCGCGGTCTGTGCATTTGGTATGTTTGGCGCAGAAATTGTTGGGTTGTCGAAATCGCAGTCAGCGTCAAATAATACTGTAAACATTATGCAGTCCCCTGTTTCGCGTGTCTCTTCAAAGCATGGGTACGATCCCATGCGACAGGTTGTATTCATCTAGCGTGTTCTAAACCGACACGTTATGGGATGGGTGCTAAACCAAGCCCTCAGTCTTACCACCGCATCAAACATCCAAGAGTTAGGCCTGTTCAATTTTCGCTTGGGCATATGCGTATTCAGGTGCAATCGAAGCCGTAGTGCGGTGGTGTCCAGTTTGGGGGAGCCAGCCCCTTGCCCCTTGTGGGCGGTGAAATCGTTGGCGTGTGGTCTCCTCTGGCGGTTGAAAAATGGGCATAGCGTTGCCCCTCACTTTTAAATAGGCGTTCTGGGCTGGTATTGCAAGACATTTAATTACATTTAATTACATTTTTTTACGTTTATTTTTGTATGCGTCTGAAACGTAGGCTGGAAGCTAAAAACGCCGCTAGCACATTTTTGGTAGGAAAGTACCCAAAAACACCTAAAGGCCGTCCTGAGCCATCCTAGAGCGATTGAGGGCATATTGAGGTTTTGGGGGTGCCTACAGGTTCCATAGAACTTTTTCAAATGGTAAAATGACGAAAGTTGAAACCGCGTATGCCGTGCGCCAAGCACAATGCATTGCGCTGACAGGGGATAGAACACATGGCAAAAAAACCAACATATCTCAGGGTAGTGGGTAAAGAGGAGAGACCCCTCACGGGCAAGCAAGAGGCATTCGCAAAGCTGGTGGCTAGTGGGTCAATGCTGAGTGATGCCTACAGGGAATGCTATTCGGCTGATAATATGAAATCTTCCACTTTATGGAGTGAGGCTTGCCGCCTCGCGCAGAACCCCAAGGTCTCCGCAAGGATTAAGGATATCCAAGCCGATATGGAAGCAGATCGCCGCACGATAGAGGCCAGACGGGCAGAGTGGATTTTGAAACGCCTGACTGAAGAAGCGGATCAAGCCGACAATGCGTCAAGTAGAATTAGGGCGCTTGAGCTGTTGGGCAAAAGCCTTTCTGTCAGCATGTTCACCGACAGGGTTGAGCAAGCCGACACGACTGAGCGGTCAGCGTCCGATATCGAGCGAGAACTCAGGGCAAAACTTGATCGGCTGGCGCGTTCTTGATTATGGCCGTTTCGGAACTATCGGGTTTTCGTTGGGGGCTGGCTTCCTGTTCACGAAACATTGGTGACCCCACCTACCCCCATCCACCCAGTATAGTCATGCGCCTACCCACGCACCCTACATGAGGTTCTGCACATACGATGACAGATATTTTCGTAAAGCCCTCCCCTTGTGTAGGTGTCTGCACCATTGATGAGTGTAATAGTCTGTGCCTAGGGTGTAACAGAACTATTGAGGAGATAGCCATCTGGGGCGATTTAACGCCCTCTGAGGCGGTCTTGATGATGGAGGTGGTGCGTACCCGTACCCTTTTTCTCTGGCAGGCGTGGGAGGAGCTTGAGAGGCCCACCCTTCAGTAGAAAAGAAGGGTAGGAATCCTAGGTGGTAAAAAATTTTTTTCAAAAAATTTCAAACTAGGCTTTTTCACCGTATGGGTCTTCTAGTTTTTCTTTGTTGAACTTCTCACCTTCGGCTTTTGCTTTTCTCTCGCAGTCTATCATAAATAAACTTTTGATAGAGTATTGGCCCTGTAGGCTATATGTCTCGCATATTTTTCTTGCCTGCTCTGCTGCCAGAACAGAATGTGTAGGATTTGTTATCGGCTCACCATTCAAACCAACACAGTATTTCATGTCGTAGTTTGCCCCCGGCGATCTTAGCACTGAGTAAATAGTCATTTTATCCCCCTACTCGTTTGTCACTATGACCCACTTCACATTGTTTTCCGTGCTGGTGGTTCTGAAGTTACCAGCCTTTGACCAGTCTATCCGGTGTATACCCTCGTCAAATGCATAGTTGATTTGCTTATCTTCCATAAGCTCCACATCATCTGTTTTATTGTAGTGATGCATCCCGTATGCCAAAGCACCTAAAATTAATAACGCTTCCATTTTTGTCTCCTAAGTTCCATATAACTTTTTACCAGTTGTTATCTATTGATTCGATAACATCTTCCCACTCAGCCACCTTCTTTAGCTCTTCAATAACAGCTTCTACGATATCGGAATGTTCCCCGATACCTGAAGGGTTTTCCACATACACCTCAATGTTAGTTGTGTGTACAGCTATTTTGCCCTCGGCGTACTTTCTTGCAGCACCAAGAACGTCAGGTAATTTCTCACGCATCGTCTTTATCTCCCATAGTTAGGTTTCCATATACTTCTTTCGCAGCTTGCTCTAAATCATCCTCTGCGTAGAGATTATCAAATATCTGATTAACATCAAGTGTGTAATCAAGATCTGATTTTGAGTAGTGTATATGTTGTGATGGCAGGAAGTCTGGTGCGCCATCACCTGTTTCAAACCAAGCTGGGTGTGTCACCCTTACCCGATTGTTTGGTAGTGCCACTATATTTCCTGTCCACTCACCAGCATCAAGCAGTTCTAAAACATGGCTTTGTTTGTGCTGTGCTGGATCATCGGCTATTTCGCTATCAGTGTAATCGACAGTGAAATAATATTTAGCTGGGTAGAACTCACCATCAACCTTTACAATCCAAGGACATGGTGTTGCTCTGTTTAGTGTGTAAACGGCGTGGGTGTGAGACATACAGTCCCAAGGCTGTGCAGCGTGTACTGGCATAGGCTCAGGCCATTCATCAAACGGAGTGTCCCCGACTAATGCAGTTATCGGCATTCTCGCCCACATTGCACCGCCGTGAACATTATCTTCATCTGTGTCATCGGATTCACAACCTGTGAATATAACCTGAAAACTCAGGCACCGGTTTGGCATTGTTGTCACAGCAATACACATAGCGTGTAAAAACTCGCCGTGGTAGTTCACATGATTACATGTATATTCACGCCGTACCCAACACTTAAAGTGTGGTATGTTGCTTTGTAAAAAAGGCATCTTTGTCTCCCGAAAAAACCCTTAGTTAGTATATTATAATATATTAATCATATAT